CTTGCATAATAGCCTCATCATAAACTATCGTTTGTATTAGAGCGTGGTTTTCTGCTGCTGTTTTTATTTCTGTTATTACTTCTGCTAATCTCATTTAATGCTTCCTTCAGGATTTTTTCGTAAACAATTCGCTTTTTGATATTGTATTTTTTCTTCCCCATTCTTATTGAATATTCTAAAACTTGATGTATAGGCTTTTTGGTTTGGATATATTTCTTGGTTGCCTGTATTGTAAAGTGGATAGTCTGTAATGTTATCACAAATCATAACAATAAGTCTTTTTTTGTAATACTCTGCCTTTTGCTCAAACCGCCCTTCAATAGCATTTATGCCGTCCTGTTGTGATGTTTGCAAGTCATCTACATCTCTAGTACCTACACTACTATTGGCTAATTTAATCCAGCCGTACATTAAGAACTCCTTTAAGATGTAATACCTTTGCATTGGTTTAACATAGTCTAGTAATGTTTGGTTTGCAGCCGTTAAAGTACCAGCATTAAACTCAATGATAAGTTGATTGTAAAGAGCCGACCCTAAAACATCCCTTGTATAGATGTCCTGTGCTTCTCTCATTGCCATTCCAATTAGCTTACTATCTACATTATTTTGCATGATAGTATCTTGCTTTAATTCTGTTTCTGTTATTAAGTATGTATATGCCATTATATTTAGTTTTTAGTTTTTGGTAATCGATACATATCCTCCCTGTGTGAAAAATCCCTATTTTCGCCTTTATTTAAAACAAAGCCAAATCTTTTATAGAAATCTATAAGCCTATTTTTATCACCCCCGAAATCTTCTGATGGAGTCAATATAATTTTATAATCTAATTTGTCTGCTTTGTCTATAAGGCTTTCCATAAAATCAGTTCCAATACCTTCACCTCTTAAATTATCGGGAATAATTATACGAGATAATGTTAGCACTCTATTTTTATCATTTTGATAAACATCTATTGTTAATTTTGGAAATTCGCTTTCAAGTTGTTTTTCTATGTTATTAGTTTTTGATACATTGTTTACCCTTCTTTTAACGATTATTTGCTTCCATGTATGTCTACAATAGGGAGTATTCACATCCAATTCAGTATTATGATACCAGCCCCCTCTACGCATCCAAACATTATAACCTAGTATTCCACTAAGCTGGTTTATTTCTTCTCTTGTATACACCCTGTTTAGTTCCATTAGTTTAGCACAAAAAGCTCTATTTCTTTTATCTTGAGGACCAGAGTACTGATATTTAACGAAAAACTGGCTCTTGGGTGCTTTGTCTATTGTTAATTCACCCTCTGGAGTAATTTGCAGCCCCTTGTCTGGGTTTATTAACTTGTCTTCAATCAATCTGCCTATCCTTTCGCTTGCATCCTTAGCATCTAAATCTAAAGCATTTATCAAACTTGCTACATCAATAGCTGGATTAGTTGCAATAGCCTTTAATATTTCGTCATCTACACTATCAAAACTAACTGGCATATCCTGTGAGTTGAAAAATACGTCCATTTCTTTTAGTATTTCAAACCCTTCTGCTGCTTCTCCAAAGTTTACAAACTCGTGCCAGTCGGTATCCCTAAATTTGCCGTCATATTCTCTTAATTGAGTTTCTACCTTTTTAACTGGCAATCCTAATTCCTTTTGAATATAAGGTAAATCTGTAACAATACCCTCTTGAAATAATTGTATTAAATCCAAGCCTATTGGTAAAGGTGTTTTTACTGAAATTGTGCTTTGTCCTCCGCTTAATCTGTTTAGGAAATTAAAAGTAGATGTGAATATCTTTTGCGCTGGTTTTATGTAGCTGTTATTAAACAATTCAAAGGACTCTATTATTTCATTACGTCCTCCTAATTGCCCTTCTGTCCTAACTCCAAACAACATAGGACTAACTACTTTATGACCTATCATTATTTCATCCTTGCATTGCTCGTTTAAGTTAGCAAAGCGTTCTACTAAGTCATTACCATTTAAAGGTATTACTTCGGGTCGTTCACTACCTAACTTTTTAAAGTAAACAAACACACCGCCAGCCGCATCTGTTCCGCTTGTGCTGTGCTTTAATTGTTCTACTATTGCGTCTTCTTCTTCTGGGTCTGGCTCTCCATCTGCAAAGACTATCATAGTTCCAGCACTAAAACCACTTCTAATATTAGATAAGTTAAAGTTGGCTATTTCTGCATCTATCTGAATATACTTTAAACTTGCAAAGTAATCAGGCAAAGGCAATACATCTGAACCAGCACGATACTTAGAAATAAATAATACTTTAGTTCCTGTATTTTCTCCATCTACATAGGCATCAAATACTTCAAATTCTCTAGGTTTCTTTGGGTCTGGTGTATATTTAAATTTTTTGCCGTCTTCGCTAGGTTGCATCTTCTGGAAAGGCATATGATATGAATTAACTAAAACACCACCAAGTTTAGAAAAAACTAATTGAACAAAAAAACCGCCTTGTAATTCATAGTCTAAGCAAATCTTTTCAAATAATTCATTTGCCGTTTCATTTCTGTTTACGCTAAATAAAAACTCTCTTGTTTTCTGGTCTGGATTTTCCGCTTTTAAGCCTTCTCCTGTAATGTAATTTACTTTTGAAGTAATTATAGCGTTATGTTTAGAACTTTGATTGTACAGCTCTATAAGGTCATAGGCTAATTGATTAACCCTTGAAACGCCTTGCTTGCCATCTTCATTATAGCCTAGCCATTTGTTATCATCTTGCGACCTTGACAAAAAGTATTTAACGTCCTTTTTATTCGTGTTTATAAATTCTATTTTCATTCCGTTATTTCTGCTAATCCTATCTCGTATGTATTGCCTAAGTCATCCTCTATGGTGTAGTCATAAGTTCCTAGCATTACTGTTGGTGTTATTACATATCTTTTCCTATCTCCATAGTTGTCCAGAGTTAAGATAAAGTTTTGTGTTACATCTCTATCTAAATTGCTAACCATTTTCAACGTATAAGGAGCTACTCCACCCCATAACGTTACAAAGGTGTAACAAGTATTACTTTGATTTTGTACGAGGTTTAACATCTTTCTTCTGTTCTTCTTGAAATACGTCTAACTTTAACTTCTTGCACAAAGATACACAATTCTTAGATTGTTCTAAGATTATTGTTAGATGACCCTTTGTTACTTTACTGCCTAATAATTCTTCTTTAATTTTCATAATATTTATTCTACTATTCCTACTTGAGTTAGATTTATTCTTTTACTTGTTGCATTGGCTATATCTGTTTCAGTTACAAATACTTTAAACTGCTGCTGTTGTCTGTTCTGTTGATTGTTCGCAGCATCATTTGCTGCATCATCTGCAAGGTCCTGATTACCTCCTCCAACTTGTGGACCTGAACTACCTAGTATGTTGGCAGCCTTTGCCATGTTAGTACCTATTTGAAGTAACCCCGTTGCAAATTGTAACGCTCCTGCTATACCTCCAGTTGGTGCATTAGCTGGGTTTGCTTGGCTCATTTTAACGAGTGAACTAATTGCGCTGGCTGTATCAATCCCTATCTGAATAAGTGCTTGCGCCTTTTGAACTTTTATATTTTCATTTCCTAACTCTCCAATAAGATTACTAAATGCTGCTGCGGTGTTATATGCACTTTGCTCAATGGCTGCTTTTGCCGCTGCTTCTTTTTCTTTTTGTTTTATGGATGCATTTGCATCTGCTTCTTCATTTGCCCTTTTTTCTGCCGCTGCTGTATCTCTTAAATCTTGTTCTTTTTTTAATTTATCGGCTTCTATTTGAAGTAACTCTGCATCATAATTTGATTTTAGGGTTTTCGTTTCTATCCCTTGTGCAATTAATATAGCTTTCTCTTCTAAATATTTTGCTTTTAAATCTTGTTTTCTTAGCTCAAACTCGTCTGTTTCTCGCTCCTTTTTCTCCCTTGCTGCTGCTTCTGCTATTTCTTTAGCTTCTTGTTTTAACTTAGCTTGCTCTTCTTTGGCTAACTTATCATCTTCTATTTTTTTGGCTGCTGCTTCATCTGCTGTTTTTTTATTTTTGTCTGCTGCCTTTTTATTAATTGAATTAACTTTTAGTTGAAACCCAGCCTGTTGGTTTTCTAACTTTTTTAATTTCTTTTCTGCTTCTTCTATTGTTTTATCCCCTTCTGCTGCAACTTCTTCTGGGTCAAACATTAACTCTGCAATAGGGTCAAATATTTTATCTTCTAATCCCCAGTCTTTGCCTAAAAACTTGCCTACTTGGTCAGCTGCCTTTAAAATTAAAGTTAAAGCTAAACTTATACCTTTAAGTACATTTTTTAAGTACCTTTTGTTCCGTTCTGCCCTTGCAACTTCATTAGCCTTATTTACTTTAGCTGCGTCAAGTTCAACTCTTTGCTTTTTTATTACCATTGCAAGCTGGTCTTGTTTAAGTTTTAGTATTTCTTTTTCGCTTAGACCTTGAAGTTTTAAAATGTTCTCTTGTGCGCCTATTGCATCCAGTTTACCTTGCTCAACTTTTACAGCTTCTTGTGCTATGTCTAAGTTTTTTTGTGATTCTGATTTGCCTAAGCCAATTAACCCAATTAGCTTTTCCCAATTTTCAATAATTAAAGATATACCAGTTATTATTAATCCTATTCCTAAAGATGCAAGGAACGCTTTACCAGCTGTTTTAGCCAAGTTTAAGCCTCCTACTACTTTAGTTTTTATGGCGTTGCCAATATTTGCAAATGTCTTTGAAAGGTTACCGTTTTTAAAAATACCTAGTATATTACTTGCAGAATTCTTTATATTTGAAAAACCTGCATGCAAGTTCTCAACTGACCCTAATAAGTCAACATTTTCTGAATTTAAATTACTTGCAGCGTTTTTCATCTGCTTAAACCCATTTACAATAGACTTACTTGAACTGTCTATCTTTTTAAAATTGTCTTTTGTTTTCTTTAACGACTTTTCATTTAATGACTCTACTGCTCCCTCTAATTCTGTTACTTGAGTTTTAGCCTTTTTTACCTCTTCCGAACTTTCGCCATAAGCTAATGAAAAATCTTTTACATTTTCTTTTGCATACTCTAACTTATTGTTTAGCTCTGTAAGGCTCTCTTGCCCTGTAAGCTGTAATTGTACATCTGCTACTGTAACTATCTTTGCCATTTATAATACTCTCCTTACTATTGCATTAAAACTATTTACTTCGGGTCTTGAACCGCTTACTGGCTCGTAATTCAAATATACATTAGTGCTACTTACCTCAAACATAAACTTTATAATATCACCAGAATTAAAACTTTGGTTCATTTCCATAGGTACTATAAATGTTTCATTTGAATTTAAAGTGCTGCTATGCCTTGCGCTATTTGGTAAGGCACTAAAACCAGAGCCAGTATCGCCTTCTACCCACATATAAAAGTCTTGCTTTGAACCCCCAGAAGTTCTGTAAATTTGAGCATTCATGGTTATAGAATACAACCCCCCTCTTTCTATCGTTATTTCATTACCACTAACTGAAAGGCTGTCGCCATTTAATATATTTCCAGTAAAAAATATTTCTTTTGGAGTTCCGCCACTATCTGCTATTTGGTCTGCTGCGCTAAATACTGTTAAATTATCATTAGGGATAACATGTACCCCATTAATATACAAGCCGTTTTCTGTAATGGTCTGGCTATCTGTATTTATTAGGGTTACTTGTGTTGCATCATCTAATATAGTATTATTTGAACTACTTAAAAAAGTTGAAACAGCATTACCGCTAAAGTTATTATCTCCAACTGCAAAACTATCGTGGTTTAGGTTGTTATCATCTCCAATAGAATATAAAGAGTTGTTACCCCTTACTTGACCAATGTTTGAACCAATAGGAAATAACTCAGCAAATTCATCAAAGTCATCAGAGCCGCCATTTCCGCTGCCACTACCAGAGCTTGGTTTATCGTATTCAATTACCTTTATAAATTCTATTTTAGTATCTACATAAGGCTTGTAATCGTAAATCTTGTTTATCCTAAAGTAGCTGTTATCAAAATAATATAGCTTGTTAAAATTCAATTTAGGAAAAACGTCTGGGCTAATGTTAAAGTAACCAGTTACTATCTTGCTGTTCTTATCTGTTGTTTCCCTATATTGCTTAAGGTGATACCTAAAAAATAAAGTGTTATTTGAATATTTTATATTTGGGTTAAGAAAATGAGTTTCTGGCATCCCAAAAAGTCCATCTAATGTAGGATTTAGACCATCATCAATATGCCCAATTAAAGGATAGGCATACATAAAGTTCACATTTGGTCCATCATCAATTGCATACTGATTGCAAGGCTTTATACCTTCATACCTTATTAACCTGTAATTGCCTTTCTTACTCTTATCCTGTTCGCCCTCTTTTGTTAAAAATATAATATTTGGCAAACTCATAGAGGTATCTTTGTGAAATCTCATTACAGTTGGTGAGTAGGTTACTTCTATCTTCTTGGTATTAGTTATAAAGTCGTTATCAACATCATATCGTTTACGTCCATAAGTGATTGACTTAGTATCTTTATAGTATTCGTTTAATGTATCTTTATCCTCTTTGTAGTCAAAAATATAAGGATTAGCATTTAATGCGCCCATAGGCTCATATGTAACCTCCTTAGCTGTGTTAAGGTGTGGCTCTAAGTCTACAACATCACTTGAATAGTAGTTATCTCTTGTCCTTACTATATGCTTACCATCTTCATCTAAGTCAATGTAAAGATTAAAGGTCTTTACTAAATCTAGCATAAAGTCCTTTTGCTTAACATCTTTATTTAAAAATTGCTCAAAGTTTACTAAAGAGCCATTCGAGTAATAAGAAGAATTAAGCCGTATGCTTAATGCTTCACTAGCTGTGCTTTGTATAGAATAGTTAGATGTTCCAGTGTCAAAAGTCGTTGCTTCTAAAATTAATTCATCTCCTAAATTAACATTATCCAGCTGAAGTGATACGTTAGTGAATACAAATTGACGTGCTACTGGTACGGCAGAAGTTGCTATTGGCAATGTATTACCTACTTGCACTCTTGTATTTTTTGTTAAGTTTCTAAAAGAAATATTTATAGTAAATTCATAACTTGGTGGTATTGATTGAAAGATTACATTAAAGCTTATTCCTAAGTCTGCTATAAAACTTCCATTGATAGGAGCTGTAAATATTTTTGTAGTTCCGTTCCAAGAACTTGAAGGGTCAGTAATTGTACCAGTAGGATATATTCTTTCAATCTTTCTGCTTGTGCTGGTTACACTTGTATCTATTGCACAATTATCTGAACTAAGCTTGTTATCTATTATGACTTGCTCTGTTAAATCTAATCCTATACCATTATAAGGAACAACCCACCTTTTGAACTCATCTGTATTGAAGAAACTGCCGCTATCATAATCTACTCCAGCATCAAAATAAATAGCATCTACTAATTCCTTTGCGTACAACATTGGAGTTGTATCTCCTACATCCCAGCTTTGTGTTGCGCCAAAATTTCCACTTGCATTATCGGGTCTTCTATTTATAAATCCATGCACATATCCCTTTCCGTATGCAAATGGCACTTGTATTCCATTCTCAAATATGTTCTGGTCCCATGACTTTCTTATTGCATCATAGTTTAAAGTGTGGTTATACTTGGTAAGGTCAATGTCTGCCATTGTCTTGCCGTCAATTTCTTTCCAAAAGTCTGCCGCTTCATCAAATATCTGGCAATCATAAATTATCTTTGAAGTCTGCAGTTCCTTTCTTATGTTCATTAAGCGCATATAACCCTCCAATTGAATGATACCGCCTACACTATACTCGACTTCTACTCTTTTGTTTGGGTTAAAGTCTGGGTTATATTGTCCACTTGTATTTGTTATGTCTTTGTTTATTTCATAGATATGTCTAAAGGCAGAATTAATATCTGTATTGCCTTGTATTGTAATGGTCTTAGAGTATGCCCCTTGTCTACTTTGTGGCTCTGCTATGTCTGCAATAGATTTAGTAACAGGTATAGGCAGAAATACATCCACCACAATAGGAGTGCCAGCTAAACCAGCTCCATTTATTTTAATCTGTCCTAGTTTATCCATTGTCTTTCAAACTGCAAACTATCTGTTAACTCAATACTGAAATTAAATATCTTTTTAGCTCGTTGGTTTTCCTCTTGGTAATCTGTAAGGTTTTGATTAACCCTTTTTACAACTCCATTATCTTTTAGAAATATTACAGGGCTGCTAACCATTTCAAATAATGCTGCACTTTCTACCTCGTTTATCCAATCAGTATTTAACATCCACCTTTGTCGGGTGTCTATTCTGTTTTTTACCGCTTGTCCATCATAACTATTGTAGCCGTAACTTGTAGCTGTCAACATTGAACTATTTATCCTTTCTGTATTTTGGTATTGTAAGTTCCTTTTTATGGAATAGTTTTTATTGAATACCAAAGTATCAAAAGCCCCATTTGAGTTTAAGTAATACACCTCATAATCCTTGTAGCAAGTTCCTATAATTTCATAGGTCATACTATCTGTTACAACTGCTGTATCTAACAACTCAATTAATACACTTACTGTATCTGCTGGCAGAACGTTTCCAGCATTTATAGCTGGGTTTAAATCAGCAGCATCAATAGTATTCATGTTTGCGCCAATAGGACAATAAACAAATCTGTCATCTGGATTACTTGCATTGTAAGGATTGTCTATCTCACTTATTGTTGGAGTTCCAGCCGCATTGGTTGCTGTTACTCTAATGCCAGTTACTTGATTAGTATTGGTATGATAAAAGTATAACCATGCTTTGCTGTTTATTCTTAGCTTGTTTGTTAGCTTGTTTAATATCTTTTGCTCATAGTTGGCAAAGTCATAGTCAAGCCATTGGTAAGGGTCTAAGCCTATGTTTACCGCTGTAAAAGTGTCGCTAACCTTATTTAAGTAATCTGTACCGCCATAGCTCTCTCCTATCTCAATAGTAAAGTCCTTTTGGCTATTTAACATTGGATAGCAAGATATTAAGCTAAAGTCTAAATCAAATTTGACTAAATTGGAAACTATCCTGCCTATGTCAATAAAGGCATTTGCTTGCAATGGTGGAGGAGTGAACTTTTCTCTCGTTATTAACGTACCCCCTACCTTTATATCTATGATAAACTTATGGTTTGGCTCTGATGAATTAGTTGAACTCACAACATAAACAACTGGATTAAATGCTGGTGTAACATCTTCTGGTCTTTGGTGAATAGTCATTGTCATACACTATAATATATAATTTTTATTGATTTTCCCTTTCAAATACGCTTTTAATTGAGTATGCAACTGATAAGCCTGTTAATTCTGCCACCAATAAACTCAAATCTCTTAGGCTGTCATCTGTTATAACACTACTTAAAAACTTTGAGCCTTTGTAGTTAAATCTTTTTATAGTTCCATATTCATATATGGCGTGCTGCATCTTTTTTGCAAGTCTTTCTCTTTTCTTTAGTATGCTAACCCCTTTCTCCCTGTTATTACTTCTTATTTTTATAGGCTTGTTAGTAATCCAACTCATTAAGTCATCTACACTTACAACTGTTCCACGAGGTTGCCCGTTCTCTACGTCCTCCCAATAGTCTGCCATTGTAAACTTTATATTATAAAATCCATTTACATCTGCATCTATTGGCTCTGGTTCGTTAAGACTTGCTAAAAGGTTTCCACTAGCTTTTACATCTTTTTCAAGTATCGAAGCTCTAATACCATTAATGGTTTGCTCCATGTAATCAAATAGTAGCCTTTGTATTCCATTTTCTAAAACTACCTTTGTGCTTTGTCCATCTCCAAAGTTATCTAAAAATTCACTAGCAATAATATCTGCCTGTGCTTTGCCTTCGTTGTAAGTCCTACCCATTTTCTATAATATAATTTAATTGCCGTATCATTATTTGTTCACTGCTCTTTGCGTTCTTATAAAGCGTTCCTTTTGCCTTTTGTTTCTCTAGCCAGAAGTCCATGTAATTGTCAAACTCTAGCCAATTCATTTTTAAGAAGAACTCCCAACCCTCCCTATTGCCTTTTGCCATGCGGTCGATAATTTCGATATAACGCCTTCCGACTTCTTCTGTTGTAATTTCTCCAGCTTGTTGTTGACTTTCTTCATCCTCTTTGTTAACGTCTTCAATAGTTGTGTTTCGCTGTAATTTTCGCAAAAAAAAACCCCGATTGAATATGCCTTTGATACGCTTACTTTGTCCTTTATCTTTTCGCTTAGCTCGTTAAAGTAATCTACACTTTTATTTTTTCGCTTAGTTAGCAATGCCATTATCTTATGAAGATTCGATACCATTTCTGTTTCACTTGCAAAGTAAGCCCTTAATGCTATTACATCTGCTGCTGTGTATTGGCTAAAGTTTAAATCTAAAAAGTATAACTTCCAGCCTATTCTATACCAAGCGTAAATAGGAACTTGTTTAATATGTTTGTTGACGTTGTAATACTTCAATACCTTTCTAAATGGTACTTTTGTTTTTACCTCCTCAACTTCCATATCATTTATAATAGCATAGAAGGCGCATGCCTTTTCGTTTGGCTCTATGTCGCTATTTAATAGCTGGTAGACTTCTTGATATTGGTTAATATTCATTCTTCTTGTTTTACAACTGCATAGCCTATGTATAAAAACACCGAGCAAATTAAAGCCACCATTAAAACTACCATGATTGAGCGTTATTAATACAAATGTTATTCCCTACATGATTTTCAAACCAGATATCTTGGTCAAAACAAAACTTCTTTTTATTCCCTGTACAGTCGTTTCTAATCTCCAGCCAGTAACATCCATTTGTTATCCCGTCATTGGCTATTACTCCACAAGTACAATTCTTTTGGTTTTGTTGTGTTTGCGTTCTTTCTTCTTTTTGGCATCCCATTAATGCTACACTTGCTAAAATTGTTAATATTATTCTTTTCATAGTTTGTTTATTTCTTATAATTTACTCTTCTTACTCTGTAACTGCCTTTTTCGTTTCCAGCCATTACTTCCATTGCTCCATACCTTGCAGCATCTAAGCAATTATGAACTAAAACACCATTTGCAAAATACTCGTGGTTTGTTTCAATCATTAAATCATATACCCTCTCTTCTTTGCTTTCTTTCACGTCTATTCGCTTTAGCCTTGCAGTTGTTATGGCAGTATTTTGAAACTCCTGAATGTCTTGTTTTGTACTCTTTGCCGCACTCATTACATTCAAGGGTTCTATACTTTCTGTTAATCCATGTTTTCTTACCATGCTCAATATGCCATGCTTTGCCACCTGTTGACTTATGCCACTCCTTAGCTTTTTCAATGCCTTTAGATTGAAACTCTTTAGCAAATTTAGGGTTGTTTTTAAAACGCTTTTTAGCCTCAAACCTAAGATGTAGTTTTTCATGTACAATATTAAGGTTTTCAATTCTGTTATCCAAAGTGTTGCCATTGACGTGATGGATATGGTATCCTTTTGGTATTGCTCCTTTGTGGAACTCCCAAACAACTCTATGCAGCCTTTTTGTTCCTCTGCTAAAATATCTTTCTCCGTTGTGCAGCTTATATGTTTTCCCATTAAACTTTTCTTCAAGTATAATACATCTTTGCTGCTTAGTTTTTGTATTGGCTTCCATCCTTTTGTTGTATTTATTTTATGGTCTGGTGTACAAGTTAAATATACTACAAAAGCATGAAAATTCAAAGAAAATGTATATACTTTTTTGATACCATTATCAAATTTTTTCAATACTTTGTGATGTCCTTTTGAAGTTAAAACTAAGTCACCTTCTTCAATATCCTTAATCATTTTAACACCATCAATTGTACTTACTGGTGTACTACCTACAAAACAATGATTAAAAGCATCTATTGGCTTGTTTAGTGTGTTTCCTTGTTTGTCCTTGTCAAAGCTATAATTCCTCATTTCTTTTATTAGGTTAACACTTTGCGAAGTTACAAAAATTTTATGAGATTGTAATAACTGTATACCAAACATAACAGAGCCTTGCCCCTTTGTAGCTGGTAAAATCTGCAATCCATATCTTTGCATTTCACTAATTGACTTAGGCTCTGCACTATCTGCATAAACTAATCTCTTGTCTTTTAAGAGGGTGTATATTTCATTGTTGTGTAATCCTTTCCTATAAAGAACTTCGTTTAAGATATAGCCTTCATTTAGCTTGTAGATGTCAACTGCTGCTGTTGGGTCATTAGTAAACCCAAAGTCCAGACCTGTGCATAGTAGCCTCGATTCTTTTGGGAGCTGGTCTATTATTTTGAAGTCTTTGTAAATTACTCCTTCGACCTTTCCCTGTTTTCCTAATCCATAAACGTTCCACCAATTGCGCCAGTAGTGGGATGTTTTAGCTCGTTCCCTTGCTTTCTCTATTTCTTTTACTATTGCAGGCTCTAAGGCTTCGTTATCTTTGTATGTTAAAACTACCTTGCAAACGTCTTTATCTTCGCTTAGTTCTGTATCCACCCAAAACTCATGAGTAGGGTTATAGTCCAGATAAATAAACTTTCTTGTTCTTATTGCTAGTTGCTGGTATGCTTCAAAGGTTACATTATTGCACTCATTTATAAATAGAACGTCCCTTCTTGCTCCTCTTAGTTTATCTGGCTGGTCTGCACTAAAGAACTCTATGTAAGACCTGTTTCCAAACTTGTAAGTAAGTGAAGACTTGTTGAACTTTGCATCTTGGTACATTCCAATCCCTTGCATTATCTTTAGAAAGTCCCTCATTGCTCCACGTCTTAAGTGAGGTATGCTTTCAGATACTATGCTTATCTCTTGGTTTGCGTTGTTTATAGCGTACTCAATTAAAAAAGGTATAATACTAAATGTCTTACTTGCAGAAGTGCCACCATAAACCACTCTAATACGTTTTCTTAGTTTGGCTATTTTATCCTGTGCGGTGGTTTTAATTAGCAATTCAGATATTGTTTAATAGTACATAAATCAGAGCCGTTTAAATCAAACCATTCACCCCTTACTCTTTTTTCATAAAACTTATCATGTAAAACCTTTTCATCTTTAACCTTTGCATCAGAGTTAAATAGCATTTCTATTGTGGGCTTTTCTGATTGCAATGTTCTTTCTCTTATTGAAGGATTTTTAGAACGTCCAATTTTATAGTATCCAGTATTTTTGTCAATCATTACATAAATCTTTGTTAGCCTTTCGGATTGAGAAGTATTTTTCTTTTCTACCTTTTCTAATTCAGTTATTGAAACTCTAGTAAAATAACCTATCAAATCAGTTTCTTTTAAGTTGCAGTCTAACACAACTCCCTTAACACTTGGGTAAGGGTCATCAAATCTAAAATCTGTTTTAGGCGCAAACCTTGTAAATGTTACCTTAAAATAGTAATCTTCATCTGAGTTAATTTTATCATGGTCATAAGAATTAACAATTTTATAAATATCCTTTACTTTATAAATTTTGTTTTTTGCTGGGTACAAAGCCTTTATTTGTTTTCTATTTTCATTGCTCCACGTTTCTCTCTCCTCTCGTTTTTTTTCAATTAGATTAAATAAGTGGTCTATTTCATTTTTAAAGGTTGTAAATTTCTGTATTATTTCCATTTGTTTATCTTTTATTTGCTCTGTTTACTTTTTATAGGTGTTTTGCCAGTATGAAAGTAGCACTTCTGTTTAGCTTATTCCTCCACATCTAAATCAATACCATTAAATATAGGCTTCTCTATGTTGGTTACTTCGACCTTCGCACCATATACATTTGCCTTTAACTTAGCCAACACAAACTTTAAGGTATCCGCCTTTAGTCTATCCCTTGCTATTGAGTTGCTGCCTACATTTACGCCTTGGTTTACTTCTCTATCCCCAGAGCCGTCAAAAGAAAGCTCTATAAGTAAGTCCCCTAAGTAGTCTAGCTGCATTTCTCGTGCGCGCGCGTATCTCTTTTCCAGCTCTTCGTTGTCTTTTTTCAAGTTCCTAAAAGGCGTTTCACTTTTAAAGCCTTGTAACTGGCAGAAGTGTAGTAGTCCTTTGTGTGATGTTTCTAGTCCTTCACATATTTTATTGAACTGTTCTTTTGTTATAGATATTTTTTTAGCCATTGTTTTCTTTTTTGTTTTCGTGTATGTTTACTTGTCGGTTACCCTATGAGGAACTTGTGTTAATACCTTTTCCATTATCTGTTCGTCTATTAAGATTAGCTTTTCTATGTTTAGACTTGTTTGAGGTAGGTTTTCATAATAGTCATAGCAAGCATAAAGGTCATCTATGGTGCATGGTATTTTAATCCAGTCTTTAAACTCTTCAATAGGCATTGGGTCTATTAATAGTTTTGCTAGTTCTTTGTCGCTTAGAGTTTCGTTTTTATCCATTGTCTATCATTCCATTTAGTTACTGGTACATACTCTCCATACTTAGCTTTATATTCCTTTCTAAGTGTGTTTAGGTCGTTCGTGTATTGTTCTCCCTCTATTATGTCTGCGTGTATTTCTAGCTTTGTCACTTTACAAATATAATTATTTTTTAGTTATTCATGACTTGGATTAATTTAAAGTCTTTCCCTTAATCTTTTAGCCTTGTTTTTAAAATATTGGCTGTGTATGTAGTTTTTATCCTGTTCAATCTCTAAAAGAAAATCTTTTAACTCTTTGCTTTGCCTTACAATATTAAATAAATCAAATATATCATCAACTGCATTTAATTCGTTGTGGTTTGTATCATTTTGAAAATCCTGTAAAATATCTATTAATTTATCTTCCATTCTTTTTTCATTTTTTGCTAATCTTACATTTCCCTTTTCCCAGCTTTACATTTGAAGGCACTAAAAAGTCTATTGTTCTGGAGTATCTTTTGTTCATTACATCTCTAACCTCCCAAACTCCTTCATACTTGCAGCCTGTTATAACTACCTTAGTTCCAAAAGGATATTTACTTTTTAAATCTCTTGATATGGCAATCCATTTTATTTTGCCTTCGTTTAGCTTTTTAAGGTCGATTATAGAGCCGTCTGCTGTTTCCAGAGGGTTACTATCCGTTTGACCTTTTGCAGCGTTGTAGATAGTCCAATTTACATCTTGACTAAATACAAAGAGTATTAATAGTATTATTGTTTTCATGGTTTTCTTTATTTTATAAGTCATTAAAAAAAGATATTACAGCTTTTGCCATTTGTACTGCTTGCAATGAGTCTAGTTCACATAAATGTACAGTTTCACCATTTTCTTTTTTAGCTTTAATATTTACACCCTCTTCTGGAATACAATTAAATTCAAGTTTTACATATTCTTTATTCACATCTAGATAAGGAACTTCATCTACCTTTGGATATGTTTTTATTTTAATATCAATCATAATAAAAAACCTTTACTTTAAATACTCCTTTAAAAAGTAATTAGCAGTCTTATAAACTCTAGTATGCCCGTCTTTTCCTTTGCAGTTTAAAGCATCATTAAAGATAGTTCTACTTTTGATTACGTTTGCATGAGTATTGTTGCCCTCGTAAACTGCTATTTCTTGCAGCGTGTAACAATGATAACCCTCTTCTTTGTAATACTTTGACAAATTGCACATTACACCCCTGAAAGTATGTTTTACAATGTCATTTGCCCTTATGTTTTGGGTGTCCTTTATGATTTCTTTTATTTCTTTTTCGCTGATGTCAAAGGTCTTAGCGCATATCTCAAGCGCAATCTCTATCTGCTTCTTCTTCATTGCTTAATATAGTTATAATGTCTTTTAATTTTTCTATTTGTTTTCTAATCTTTGTTCTTTGGCTGGATAAGTCTTCCAGATACAATAGCCTTTTTAAACTTGTGAACACTTGAACACTGTCATTTAAAGCGGTTGTTTTGTAGTTCCTTTTGATTTCATTTGTATAGAATAAGCAGCATTGCTTGTATACTCTGCCGTCAAAGCTACCTATCTCTATCTGGTCTTGTATTTCGTTTTTAGAGTGTATAATGGTGCTATGGTCAAATCCTCCCATTTCATCTCCTACCTCCTTTAAAGATAGTTTATCATAGACTACTCTAATATATGCGTACATTTGCCTTATCTTAACGTACTCTCTTGCTCTGCTTCTTGTGTTTATGCTTTGTGCTACTTTCCATGAAGGCGTGTTAAAACCCTTTGCAATAGCTAATAAAACATCTTGATTTAGTATTAATCCCTGTACTTTAGTTTTCATTTTTTTCATCTATTATTTCTTCTGATACTTCCTTTGATTTTTTTTGGCGTTTCTCCCAGTTGCTATCTCTAAAGTTTGGATTAAGTTCCTGTTCTAATCTTATACGCCTTTTTACGCTATCCAGCAAAGGATAATTTTTAACCATTAGTAAAGCTACTTCATGGTCTATGCCTTCATTCTGTGTCAAGTGAAGATACATTACCCTGTCTTGGTAGTTTGGCTTTGTCAGTATTGAGGTGTTGTCCTTCATTACTCTTTTTACTCCTTCTTTAATTTTGTTTTTCATATTTCTTTTATTTTGTTTTTTCGTTTTTGTTACTACAAATATACAATGTTATTTTGTATTTACCAAATAAAACCTTTTAAATCGTACAATTTTATAAAATCATTTGCTTTATTCCTTTTCTTTATGCGCTCTTTAGAACTTAAAACTTTTTTATCTTTTTTTAATTCATTCCTAAACTTGCAAGCTCTTGGATAGGCTTCTTCTAATTCTGCCTTGCTAAATTTAGCCGTATAATTTTCTAAGGAGATAAGGTAATCTAAATAAGTATCCCCATATTCTCGAACTATTCCAGCATCATAGGCTCGCTCATCTCCACCCCTAAAACTATTACTTTCAAAGGACTGAATATGTATGTTGTGAAGATTAAGTGCAATACCTCTATTAGTGCCTACTGACTTTCTATGACCTCCAGCCATCTTACCAGTTGTTCTTCCTGATGCTATGCAAGGCTGTCCGTAGTCTATTAACCTTGCTATCTCATTTATTACTGGCTGCAAAACTTTAGCTCTATAAGCATCTACGCTCATTAGTTGTCTAAGTCCTTTTGTTTTGGCTTGTTGCTTTTTGTGCTTTACTTTCTTCTTAGCTTTTAAACCTACTTTAGAAAGGTATTGTTTACCTTCATTAGAATTTAGCAGCCATGACTTCCAGCAAGAAGAGCAAAGACCTTTACACATTGGATTAATAAATTCAAGCTTATTGCATCCATTACCTTTTGCAAGTCCTTTTCCTTTGCATTTCTTTTTCATTTTCAGTTTTAATACGCAATACAGCAGAGCTGAACTGCTTTTAACAGTCAATAAATTGAATTAAAAATCAACTTATTTTTGTGTTAGCAGTAATATTTTTAATTTTTTGCCAACGCACTTTCGGTTTTTCAAACCGATTAGAAAAGAGTAGTCTGCATTTCATAAGGTTTCAGTCTTTGTTTTGAAAGTTCAACATACTCATTTGATAATTCACTACCAATATAATTTCTTTTATGCTGTAAACAGGCAATAGCCGTTGTTCCACTTCCCATAAAAGGGTCGTAAACTATTGCACCTTCATTTGTTGATGATACAATTATTTTCTTTGCAAGTTTCAATGGAAATGGAGCAGGGTGGTTTATTCCTGTATCGGGTGTAATTTTCCAAACTTCTCCAAAACCTAAACATTCTTTATTAGGCTTCCATTCAGGCTTTGCAATTATGTATATCCTTTCGGTATTTGGTGCAAAAAAACTACCTGAAAAATTAACCATTCCACACCTATCCCAAATAATTTCCTGCCTTATTGGAAATGGTATTAAGTTTTTGCGGTCATCATAAACACCATTTAAAATTCTTGGTTTATGGTTGTAAAATATTGCTCCTGTTGGTTTTAATATTCTCATCCATTCTTTAAATAATAAGTGTTGCCAATCAATATATTCTTGTGTTGGCATATCGTCATCGTGGTCTATGTATTCAATATTTTCCCCTTTACTTTTCCCACCGTAAAAACTTCCTTTTTTTGAGTTACCCAAATTGTAGGGAGGAGAAGTTACAATTAAATCTACAAAACAATCTGGCATTTTTGCCATTGTTTCATTATTCGGCTCGTTGTATATTCTGTTTATTTCCATTATTAAAGTTTTAAAAATCCCACGCTAAAAAAAAATTAAAAATACATACTGCTAACATTGTGTATGTTGCATTAAAACGACAACATACACAAGGCACGTTATAGGGCATTTAAGTTAGCCATATCTCAACATTTGACGAAGTAACTACAATAGTATCTATGTCGTACAATTGGTTGCAGTCATCAATTGCTTCTATCTCTTTTTCGGTAAATTCAAAATCACTATTAAACGTTGAAAGGTCTAATTTCATTTCTTTTGTCGGTATAATAGGTAATTCTATTTCTTTGTTGTTTACTTTTTCTTTAATGTTTAATATTAATTTTTCATCGTACTCATAATATGGCGCAAATGGTAATTCAATAAAAACTAATTGTACTTTGTGCATAATAAAACCGCCCTATAACAATGTATATAATTCAGTGGCGTTATAGTGCTTAATTTTAGCCACTGTGCAGTCTTGTTAATTAGTCGGTATGCGAAAAGTTCTGCAATCAATCGCCACCGAAATCATATACTTTACCGTTATATGCAATTATTTTTTACCCACCGCACTCGTAAGAAGAAACTGTATCTCTTTATTTACACTTCTTACGTTATTTTTAGCAGATTCCTCTATTTTCTTAAATAGTTCTTCGGGTATCTCTATTAGTTTCTTTTTCATAGTTCACTTAGTTTTGCCAGTAACCGTTCATTAATGGCGTTTTTGAGTTTAATATCTCCCTTTATATTCTTTTATTTCTTTTTTAACTTCTTCCCAAAAATCCATTTGATGTTTAGGAATATTTATCATAAAACTTTCAAGTACTTCATTAACTAATATTAATGATGCTTCTTTTATGGGCTTAATGGCTATTGAGTTTATTTTTTTATCATACTTTTCTATTAACTCTTTAGCTTTTTCTTTTGCAGTCATATCTGTATATCTAAAACACCCTACAACGCAGGGTGTGAGTTTTTATATTGTTTACCAAAAGATATATCTCCATCACTATAAGTATGCATATCAAAATAAACTCTTCTTGTGCCTATCTTTTTTATAGGAGTACTTATTAGTTTTCCAGTGTGTAAATCACGCTCCATACCTGCTTTTACATCAACTAAAATAGATGCTATAAAACCAAAATAAGTTTGTTTTTCAAACTTCATTTTATACTCTTTGCAAAATCTTTTAATTTTTTTCATACCTCTTTGTTTTAATGTTCTCTACAAATATATATATATTATTTATATATACAATAGATATGCAAAGAAATTTTAAAAATATTTTCCAACGCTAAAAAATAAAAGCATATAACATTATGTATAAGTAATGTGGCTTACAGCCTTTTTTTATTCCAGTGATTACTGCGTCCAGATGGGTGGTTCTCTGTAAGTATCATACCAACAAGTTTTGCCACACTACTCATACATTAAACGTTGTGCAACATTAAAACGATTGCACAACATGGTATATAAATAATAAAAACACTTAGTTTCTGCATTTAAAAAAGAGTGGTTTGTATGGCAGGTTTATATCCAGCATCATATCTATTGTTTTGCCCTTTAGGGTATGGCTGCTGTTTGTACTTAAAATTTTGCCAAAAAATCTTCTTTTCAACTTTATTTCCTTTAAACATAAAATACCTGTGTTTGGGGCTTTCTTTCTTCTTGTAAAGTTTGTCACCATATTTTTCTTTTAATAATTCTTCAAGGCTTTTGTCTGTATTTCTGTTTTCATACCTACCAACACTATCCTCTATGCTTGTGTGGTGCATATGTTCAAGCCCTTTTACAGCCCAACCCCAACCACCAGCACCCATTCCAGTATAAATCCAATTAGTAGCTTGATAAATATAACCATGATGCCCTTGCTCACTATCTGCGTAACTAACAAAGGTCATGGGTGCAGGTATTTTATTTAAACACTCTGCAACAAAATAAGAAGTTGAATTTTTTGGCAAATCATCATTTGTAACAAGCCTATTTAGTTCCATAACTTTAAACTTTCCATTAACAGCAGCCTGTAATTGTGAAGCCATTGGAAACCCAAAAGTACAAACACCAACAGTCAAGTTATTTTCATCTAAAAGGGCAAAACAATAAGTAACATTAGGCATTCTTTTAGCGTAGTGCTTTTTAAGAAACCACTCTTTAACTGTGCTTACATTTATGCTTTGTACCTTGTATTTATTTTTAATACTCATAAGTCGTGTTTTTACTATTCTTATGCCTGTCCGTTGTATGCCATTAAAACGGCAAGGGCGTAAAGCCCATACAACACAGTATAAACTCAATAATTAAAACCCGAAAGGGTTGTCCTTGCCTAATATGTCGCCAAAAATTCCGCTAAGTGGGTTGTCAACATAGCACTTATGCACTATCAACTGTCCAAATTCAGGGTGTTTTTTCTTTAACCATTCTTCAAACTTTACTTGAGCTTCAAATTCACTCATTCGGTTTTTAGCTCTTATTTTTCCGCTTTTTAACACCGCTCCATTTTTGGCTTTTGCGGTGTATTCAATTATGTAGTTTCTATATGTCATTTCTGTTATGGTTTTAATTACTAGAGTTTATACAAGTCCGTTGGCACACATTAAAACGATGATGCCAACAATGTATAAAACCAATAAAAAGCTACCAGTTAATTATACAAAAGCCCTCGCTCAATCCGTACTTACCACCTTTTAGCACATATTGTATTTCCATTTGTGGTAAAATTCGCCCAGTTTTTACACCTTTTACAACTTCTTCAAGGTATATCATATCGTACTTTTTGAAGTCTCTGTCATTTTTTCGTAGTTCAAACTTCTTTTCCCCACGCTCTACCGCTTGGTAGTATTCTGTTTCTGTTTTTAAATAATGATGTTGTCTGCTCATAATCCGCTTTTTACTGTTTTTATACTCCTACGTTACTCCAATTCCTGTTTAAGTGCTTCTACATCTTCTTTTACTAACTCCCATTCAAAACTAATTACATTATCAAAGTCGCTTTCATTGCTTTGACATGGCAGCTCCCAGCTTTCACTCTCTGAAATAAACCTATACTTCCAAGGCTGGTCTATCTCGTAATTAGACACCCAGTTAGCTATGTCGTTTAATTCTTTTTCATAAGGTAGGTAGATTAATAACATGCACTTACTTTTATCTGCTAAAGCTGCATTTGATGTCAACTGCCAGTAAGTATCTGGAAACTCCTTTTTAAATAGCTCTAAATCATTTTGCTCAATTATTGATGCCATTTTAGCAAACTTCTTTCTGCCATAGCATTTAATATCTCCTATGCCTTCTTCGCTGTAAATATCTGGCGTTCCACTCCAATTATTTAACTCTTCGTTTTCTATTGTGCCTTCTATCCAAGCATTCCATCCAATAGGTAGGTAGTTCTCGTTAACGTAAAATTCCATTATAGTACCCCAGTTAGATGCCCTTGAACCTCCATCTTCTTTAATTGCCGTCTTTAAACGTTTCTCTAGCTCTATTTCTTCTTGATAGGTTTCTCTTACTCTTTTAGTACCCATTAGCCTGTATATCTGGCTGCTGGTGTAATGTCCTATCCTTGACTTTCTTTGTGTAATGTTCATTATTGTAAATTTACTTTTAAATATTCATCCGCTAACTTTTCTGATTGCCACAAATCCCATCCCCAGCCTAAATTAGATTGTGTTTTATCCATAAAGTCAATTAAAAGTTCACGTTGTTTGTCTAGTTTATCTGTTTCATATTTATTACTTTTTACCTTAGAAACTTCTAATATTTCATTAATCTCATTTAATTTAAAAAATACTTTTTTGCCAAAAGGTTTATAATGTGGCAAGCTTTTTTCATGCAACATTTTATATATGTAACTCTTTTTTAAACCAAACATTTCAGATAACTCTGGTATGGTAATAAGTTCTTTAATTGTCTCTTTCATTATTCTAATTCTTTTAATAGTTCCCTAAAATATTCTGATAACTCTTCTGAGTTAGGTTTGTTTTTATTATAAAGCCTTGTGAGTTCCATTTTTGTTTTAGCTTGTTTTGCAGCTTCTTTTATTTCTTCAATAGATAATGATTTTTCAATAGGTCTAACTGCATCTTCTCCAGCATAAAGGTAATGACCTAACCCAAACATTGCAAGGTTTTTTGTTAAACATCTCATTATTGAAGTGTTAATATCAAACATGGTGGCGTTTTCTTTCATTGCCTTGTTTCGATAGTCTAAGACTGGAAGGTGCATTGGTATTACTTCTTCGTTTATAGTAACTTTAGTTTGCACCATGTAGCCTAAGTGTTCATCTGCTAAGTATGGTTTGCCTTCAAAGTTTATTACCTCATAGTTTGCATCTGGAAAGTTCTTTTTAGTTATTCCCCAAGCCCAAGCCCATGAAAGGTAAGTTAAGTTTCCTTTCTTCTCTACATACTCGGAGCAATCTATTGCGCTAAGTATGTCAAATGTATTTTTATTTTCTTTGTTCATTTCTTTATTTGTTTGTTTACGCAAAGTAACAAAATATATCTTACAATTCCAAATTTGATTTTAAATTATTTATGGACCATAAATATTTGTGAACTCCATTGTGTTCTTATTAAAGTATGCTTTTAAGTCTTTTGTAGCTCCATTTCTATGCTTGTCAACTAATATTAACGCTAAACCATCTGTACTTTCGTTTTCAAACTCGTGGAAGTCATAATATTCTGGACGCATTACAAACATAACTATATCTGCATCTTGTTCAATAGAACCACTTTCTCTTAAGTCACTTAATTGCGGTCTTTTATTGCTCCTCTGTTCCACATCTCTATTTAACTGTGCAAGAGCAATTACTGGAACGTCTAATTCTTTTGCAAGTTCTTTTAATCCCTTAGTTATTTCTGACACTTCTTGCTCCCTATTTCCTACCTTATAACCTAATCTCATAAGTTGGATATAATCTATAATTACCATGTCTAATCCCTCGGAGCGCTGCAATTTAATGCACTTTGCTCTTAGCTCATTTAGTTTTATTCCAGCGGTGTCATCAATAAAGTATTTTGTTTGCTTAAAGTCTTCATTTACTCTCAATAGTATATCTTTTTCCATGCTATTAAATTCTCTATTCCTTACTTTAGAATAATCTACTCCACTCTTTATGCTAAAAATACGCTGTGCTACTTGCCTTGTTGGCATTTCTAAGCTAAATATTGCTACACTCTTTGCAGCTTCAAACGCTGCTGTATTTGCAATTGATATAGCTAAGCTAGACTTTCCCATACCTGGACGTGCTGCAATAATAACTAAATCTGATTTTTGCCACCCTCCCAATAATTCGTCTAGTTGGTTTATTGGAGTAGGTAGTCCATCGTTTATCACCTCATTTTCTAAATGTTCAATAAACTCTTTAGAAACCTTTTCAGCATTTGCCACACCCTTTGAAATAATTTTAGCAGTAATACCGCTTACATCCTTTTCAAATGAAGAAGTAAGGTTAAAAATATCTTGAACATCTACACTTGCCAAAGTTGAGTATTTCTGACCAATAGTTTGCACTTCTCTTTTCATGTAGTTTTGAGCTAAAATAGCTATATGAAACTCAATATTTGCAGAAGATGTTGTTCTGTTAGTTGCCGCTGCAATTGTATAAGCACCGCCAATTTTATCTAATTCGCTTGAATTTCTTAATGATGAAGTAAGTGTTATCAAGTCAATAGCCTTTCTTTGGTTGTATAGTTCTAATATATGTTTGCAAATTATCTTATTAGACTGGCTAATAAACAAATGCTCTCCCAGCTTATCAGCTACAATGTGTATACACTTGCTATCTATTAAAATTGCTCCTAATACTGCTTCTTCTACTTTACTAATCTCCATATCTTTATAATTGATTTTATTTGTTCCTTATCCTTTCCTTGTTTTACTTCAAAACTCATTTTAAGCCCTTTTGGCGATACTTTGAGCCATTCTCCTATACTTTCCACCTCAAATAGTTCTTTATGCTTGTAAATGGTCTCTATTTGCTTAAAGGGTGTCATTTCGTTAAACCTTTGCTGCATTAACTTCCATTGCTCTTCTGTATATTTCATTTTCTAAGCTTTTGACTATAAACATCCAAGGGGTTACTATCATTCAAATCCTCTTTGATATGTGGCAGCGTGTTTAGTAGTTTAGATTTCCAGTTTTTTATTTGTTTATTGTTTCCATCCTTCCACCCGTTCTCCACCCAGCTATCATATTTTAGTTTTAAGTTCATTGTGCTAATGCTTTCTTTCTTTGACTTAGCGTAATGTAAAAACTCTTTGAATGTAGGTATATTTATTACATTTACATTTACATTATCATTTACATTAACAGTTGAATTTGTTGAACGGTGTTTAACACTTTTAACATGTGTTGAATTTGTTTCAGCAAATTTAGCCCTTCTTACCTCTGCTGATTTTTTACCAGCTTGGCTTCTTTTTTGCTTTACTTCTTCAAACTTTATTAAGTCTCTTTTTAACTGAAGTTCAATAGGCTTCCATGCTGTAAGAATTAACCTATCTTCCAAAACTGGGTTAAGGTCATTAACATACTCAAGAAGGTGATTAAATAAAATACCTTTTTCTTCGTTTGTTAGATGTTCAATACTCTTGAGTAAATCAGAGTATAATACGAATGATTTTTTGTCTTTTGCCATAGTGGTTATAATTATAGAAAAAGGGTGACGCCACTACTCGCCCAGATGTTGATACAAATGTTTTAACCCCTTCTCTTAGTCTTTTAAAGTTCTTTTTCATTTGTAGTGGTTTGAATACGCAAATATAACTAATTTTTTTTAAT